TACAATTATTTCACCACACCATATACAACGTTGTTTTCCGACATAAAATTCTTCTGGATAACCTTTGATTGGTTTTAAATTATGTTCTTCTCCATTTTGACAGGGTGCTTGTTCTGCTTCATGATAAACAGATATTGTTGTGGTAAAGGTAAAAATTTTGCCACAGTAAGAACATTCTTGATTATATATTTCTCCTTCTGAATAACCATATCCATCATCATGACATATTTCTAATTCTGCATCGCAATAAGGACAATTTACATCACTCATTTTACCTCCCGATTACATAAATTTGGACATTTTGTTTTTCTTAATGAATACCACTTTTCTTTTTGTAAAGTTGAATGACATTTATTACAATATGGACCACGAACAACTCCCCATGTTTCTTCTAACCAAATTGTCTTTGGTGGTTCAGGTGGTGTAGAAATAAATTGTTTAAATTTATCGTCTTCATAATGTCTTAATAATACATCACTTATAATATATTTTGATTGAGTTAATCCTTTAATAAAACTTTCTTTATTAAGTGATTTATCAGTAGGTTCATTTTTCTTACACCATTCCATTTCATTATTAATTGCGCTAATTAAAGTATCGTGATCTATCCGATTCATTATTTTACCTCCTGATTATTAATATAATTAATAACCTCATTAATTTTGAGTGCTAATTTTACTATTAAATCTCCTTCTGTTGTAGCTGGAGTGGTTAATATATCTATAGTTTTTATAGGCACATCGTTTATAATTTCATAATCTCCTTCTAATACATACGGATGATGCTCATCCCACCAAGGATTTGTATCTGGTTTATAATTAATAATTCTTAAACTACGGTGATTTAATTCAAGATTTTTAAATACTCCATCTGATTCAAATATTTGACTAATTTTATCAGCGTACTACCAATCAGATCTTCCACTTTTAATAACTTTAATTTTCATTTATTTTCTCCTTATTTGATTTACTTCGCCCAATCTTATTAATTATCTGCATTAATACACAATATAATAATTATGACTTTTGCTGTCATCATAATCTAAAAATTTATCTTGTATAAAATTAATAAACTTAGCATCTACTTCTCCAAACTTATAAGATTGACCGTAAATATAATAATCTTCTTCAATTCCAATTGCTACTTGTTTACTTTCTGATTTATTTGCTTCTTCCCATAATTCTTGGAGTTTTTGAGAGTTATTAAAACCTTTATTTTCAAAATCTAATGCCGCAAAATCTCCATCTCCTGAAACATATAATACTTTCATTTATTTTTCTCCTTTAAACATTCTTCAATTATATTACTAACAGCTAATACCATCTTAGCTTTAAATCCGGCATCTTGTTTTAACTCGTTAGATACTTTATCAAATAATCCATCATTATTACTGATAATAGTTTTGGCAACTTTATGACTAAATGCATTTACAATTGATTGTTTAAAATCGTCTGTCCTAATTACTTGAGCAAATGAATCAGAAATTATAGATTTAAGTTCACCCGAATGATTAACTACAACTTCGGCAACCAATTTGGTTAATGGGCTGTTGTAGCCAGTTAAAACAGATTTAATAGTTTCATCAATTGAATGTTGCATAACTTGTAGAATATCTGATTCTAAAGAAATAGGAAGATGTTTCTTTTCTACTTTATCAGATAGCTTATCAACTTGATTTTTAACATCATCTCGAAATTTTTGATTTTCTTGTTTGATTTCGGATACTAATTTGTATAAAGTATCTATAGTTTTTTGTTCGCTGATTGTTGCCATTATTCTTCCTCCTCAACTTCTTCTAACATTTTATCTGCTCTCTTTCTCTATTCTGCCGCAAATGCATCTAAAAATGCTTCTCGATTAGATTCTTCAATTACAATTTTATGTCCATAACCTTCAATATCATAGTCTGTATAGTAATATTCACTTTGAAACATACTGTCTAGGGATAATTATAATGTTTTATTCATATTTGTTTCCTCCTTATACAAAACACGCTAAATAATCGTTCTTAATCATCCAGTTCATATTTTGTAGTTTAAAAACATCTTCTTCTGTAATTTCTGTTTTTAATAATTCATCCATAGTTACGGAATAAATAATATTATGACCTGCTCCAGTAATTAATGTTGCTTTTGGTAAATATTTTTGTATTAATTGTAATCCTTCAAATGCATTATCAATATAATTCTCTGGAAATGCATCACCACGATCCATAATTTCTTCAAATTTTCTTTTATCCATTAGTTTTGTTCTCCTTTTCCCATAAACTTTTGTGATAATCAATCCACTCTTGATTCTCTAATCCTTCAGCAACCACAATATCAAAATATTCTTTTCTCATATTATTTATTGTAAAAGTAATTCCTTTCTTCTTAAGATTTTTATTAACTTTTTGAATAATTTCATGTTTATTCATTGGATAGAGTTTAGCCAATTGTTCTTTTTCTAATTTCGCTTCTTCTTCCAATCTCAATTTCTCTGCTTCAATTCTTTTTCTTTCTTTTTCTTCCTCTTCATCCACGATACTACTTAAATCAATTTTTAACTTATCCCACTTATTTTCTGTGTGAGCAGGTATAATTTGTTCAGGAATTGTAATTTTTTTAATTTCAAAAAATTCATATGGATAATTGCTATAATAATAATCTGAAAAATATGAACCACTTCGTTGTACTGTACGAGATACGCCAAAATTAAATGATTGTATCTCTTGATAGTTTTCATCTATTTCTATTAGTTGTCCTTGTTGGTATTGATATTGGTATTTACCTTGATCATCCCAAGAGTCATCTCCAACTCTTTTAAAACCATAAGTTTTGTTGTTAATTGTATATGCAAAATCATCTAAATCATGATTATCTAATTTCTTAACTATTTTTAAAAATAATTTAATATCCATTTTAATTTTTTATTCCTTTCCAATCATTTTCATAAATTCAAATTCACCTAAAATCTTTACTCCATCTTCTTTTGCCTTATCCTCTTTTCCACTCCCCTTCAAACTACCAACAATTAGATAATCAAGTGATTTAGCATAGCCACTAGTAAATTCACAACCTAAGCTTTCAATTAATGTTTTAAGTTCTTCTTTTTTATAATTGGCAAACGTGCCTGTACCATAGGCTTTTTTACCTTTAAATGGATTATCATCAATTGTGTTTGTAGGTTTCTTTTCTTCTGATTTAACAATATTTACATATTTTAATAACTCATTTATTTGATTAATATTATCTTTATTAAAAAGATACTCATAAACTGCACTAGAAGTAATTTTTCCAAAATCTTGAACATTAATATAGCTAAGATATGATTTGGCTGAATTTAAAAAACTATTGATATCATTATCAAAGTGTTTGGCTAATTGTCGCGATCCACCTTTACCAATTTGATCAATCCCAAGAGCATAAACAAAATTCTCAAACTTAATATTCTTAGACTTCTCAATCGCTTTAATTAATTTGTTATAACTTTTAATGCCAAATCCATCAAGATTAATAATTTCTGATTTATATTGGTCTAATTTATAGATGTCAGAGAATGTTTTAATAAATCCTTTGTTAATAAATTTTTCAAGAGTTGCTTCGGAAAGACCATCTATGTTCATGCCGTTTTTGTTACAAAAGTGAACAAATTTATCTACTAATTTTGAAGGACAATTTTCATTTACACAGAATAAAAATCTAGCATCTTTAGGTTGCTTAATAATTAATTCGTTTCCGCATGAGGGACAATGCATATCAATTTTATATGTTCCAGAACGTGTTAAATTATCTTCCAACTGTGGTATCACTTGATTGGCACGATAAACAGTAATAGTATCACCAATACCTAATTGTAAAGATTCAAAAATATCATAATTATGTAATGTTGCTCTAGATACTTTTGCGCCACTCATATCTACTGTTTTAAATAACCCTGTAATTGAAGTAATCCCGGTTCTTTTAGTATTTAATTCAATGCCTGTTAATGTTGTTTCATAATTCTCATTAGACCATTTTAAAGCATATAGGGCGTTACTATGGTGATTTGTAGATCCTTGTGCTTTACCATAGGCAATATCATTATATTCAATAATTAATCCATCGGTTAAATAAGGTAAATCTAAAACTTTTTCTTTGAATAATTCAACTGATTCGCTTATAACCGATTTATCAATCACATTATAAAATACAGTTTCAAATCCTAAAGATTTTAAAAATTCAAATTGTTCCACTTTAGTTTTAAATTCTTTGTCACATTTTACAATCCCAAAAGCAATAAAAACTAAATTTCTAATTTTAGTAATATTTGCATCTAACTGCCTCGTCGAACCTGCTGCGAGGTTCCTTGGACTAGCATATGGTTCTTCACCTTTAGAAATTAATTCACTATTGATTCTTTCAAAATCTTTAAAGGGAACCAAACCTTCACCGCGAATTTCTAAATAATCTTTGTAATCAACTGTAAGTGGAATATTGGCAAAAGTTTTAACGGTGTGGGTTACATCTTCGCCACTAGCACCTCCTCCCCTAGTGATAGCTTGATAAAATTTACTATTATTATATTTAAGAATAATACTGAGTCCATCTAATTTCCAAGATAAAACACATTCTTGATCTCCCATAAATTTAAGCACATCATTAATATCTTTAGATTTATCTGCTGAGAGCATTGGCTCAGTATGTTGTACTTCTGCAAGAAATGGTAATACTTCACCTTGAACTTTTTGAGTTGGTGATGAGCTTAAGACATAATTTGTTTCAGCCTCAAGAGATTCTAATTCTGAATAAAGTTTGTCATATTCTTTATCAGAAATTTGTGGTTTATCTTGAGTGTAGTATAAATTAGAATGATAATTACAGAGTTTAATTAGTTCTTGAATACGATTAATTGAATTCATTTAAATCTCCATTTCTTTAATTATCCTTTTATATCTATTTAAAGTAGATATACTGATTTGATACTTTTCTAATAGTTCATTGTTATTATATGAAT